TGGAAAGTACGGCCAACGGAGCGGGTGGCTGGTTCTATGATCAGGTTATGAAAAGTTTGCGTGGCGAAACGGAGTGGATCACTTGCTTTATTCCGTGGTTCTGGATGCCTGAGTATCGCCGTAAACCATCACCGTATTTTGAGGCGACCCCCGAAGAATATAAATTGGCACAACGGTACAACCTTGATGACTCGCAACTGTGCTTCAGAAGAGCCAAGCTTGATGAGTTAGGGGGGACAGATCTTTTCGCGCAGGAATATCCCGCGAACCCATTAGAAAGCTTCTTAACCTCAGGCCGGTGTTTTGTAGAAGACATTCACCTGACTACCGCAGAAAACGACTGCTACACCGCAGACTTTTTGGGTGACATGCGGGGTGGCACTATATCCGCTAGAACTTATGGCCCTTATAGGGAATGGTATCCGCCGCTTACCAGCGAAAATTATACGATAGGAATAGATGTCGCTGAAGGGTTGTCCTATGGCGATTATTCTTGCGCCCAAGTGCTGGACTCTCAAGGCAGACAGGTAGCCTGCTGGCATGGACATATAGATCCGTGGGAGTGGGGCAATGTCATATCGCAGATCGGTCAACGATATAACAACGCTTACGTTGTCGTCGAGCGAAACAATCACGGCCTAACAACCCTTCGCAGACTGCAAGAAATGTCCTACCCCAACATGTTTATTGAGCATTCAGTTGATGGCGCTTATTCAGACAAGATGACTAAACGTGGTGGCTTCTTAACCACCTCCAAAACTAAGCCATTAATTATTGATGGACTTGCGGCGTTACTAAGGCAGGGTCAAAGCGGAATTGCTGATATGGATCTCGTAAACGAGTTGCGTACTTACATCATTGATGATAAAGGTGCTTTCAATTCTCAGTCAGGATGTTATGATGATCGAGTGATGGCTTACGCTATCGCCCTGCACGGACTTGCTTCAATGCCACGACCAAGGCATCGGACAATACAAAAGCGTTTCAATACGCTCGACCCCGTGACAGGTTATTAAATCTATGTATTCTAAGCCAGAAGAAATCGAAGACGAAGTAACTGAGAAAGAACCGGATGGTTTGCAAGCTCAAAGCATGCAAAGTCTGGGGTCTCGCCTCGCCGGTACTTTTCAAGAGTACAAAGAGGCTCGAAAAGAAACAGAGAACGAATGGCTGAAGGATTTACGACAGTATCAGGGCATCTATGAGCCTGAAATACTAGCTCGCTTATCCCAATCCTCAGGTTCTCGCTCAAAAGTCTTTGTCGGCCTTACCCGAACCAAAGTTATGGCGGCATATAGTCGAATTATCGACCTATTATTCCAGCATGGCGACATATTTTTCTCGGTAAAATCTACCCCAGTCCCTCAAATTGACCCTCTTAAAGCCATGCAAATGCGACAAATGGCGATGGAGCAGATAATGATGGCAAGTCAGCAAGACCCGATGATGAATCAGGACTTGGTTGCCGCCAGAATGGAGGAACTTGAAGAGGAATTTCTTGAGTTAGAGAAGGATATCTCAGCTAAAGCCGCTGAATCAATGACTACTGACATAGAAGATCAGCTTATTGAAGCTAATGCGGAGATGAAGCTTAAAGAATCTATCTTAGAGGCATGTATATTTGGCTCTGGAGCAGTCAAGGCGGGTACTATTCGTATTGATAAAAAGCAATCTTACTCCCAACAACTTGATCCAGAGACCGGTGAGCAAGCTTACGCTCTCTCTGTTGTTGAAAGTGTCATGCCTGATGTTGAGTCTGTGAGCATATTTGACCTATATCCAGACCCATACTGCACCACATTAAATGATTGCGATGGTGTGTTTAGGCGTCATGTCTTAACGCGTCGTCAATTTAGAGACTTATCTGACCTTCCGCAGTTTGATGCCGATATGGTCAAGCATATCCTGAAGACGAATCGAAGTGGAAACCATACCGAGGAAGATCACGAAAAGACCCGCAGACGTATTGCAGGAATCAATGATCACGGAGAATCCTCTAGGTACGTCGTTATGGAGTACTGGGGAACCATTGATGGTTATGCCCTAGAAGAGCATGGCATTGAGTTACCTGAAGACACAGACCTGTCAGATGATTACTCTGCCTGTGTTTGGTTCTGTGACAGTAAAGTATTAAAGGTGATGTTGAACCCTATTGCTGGGTACAAGATCCCATACCATATATTCCCTTACGAACGCGCTCCTCATCAATTTTGGGGGACGGGTGTACCCCGCATGATGCGTGACTCTCAAGGCACTATGAATGCCGCTACTAGAATTTGGCTCGACAACCTAGCTTTATCTTCAGGCCCGATGTGCGAAGTCAATACCGATTTACTTGCCGCTGGTGAAGATCCAACGGACATTCATCCGTGGCGAGTCTTTTTACGAGAAGGTGGTGACGGCTCCATGCCAGCAGTTCGATGGTATCAGCCAGTTGCTAACGCAAATGGACTCAACCAAATAGTGGAGATTTTCCGCCGATTTGCCGATGAGACCACAAGCTTGCCTAGCTACACGCATGGCGAACAGACGCAAAGTCTTAATAAGACCGCGACAGGAATGTCGATGCTTATGGGTGCGGCAAACATTGCACTTAAAAGCACTATTAAGAACATCGATGACTTCCTGATAGAGCCCATGATTACAGGCTTGTTCCATTTTAATATGGAGTTTGGCATCAATGAAAAGTCCAAAGGAGATCTGCGAATTGTTGCGAGAGGCAGTACCGCGCTGGTACAGAAAGAAGTGCAAAGCCAAAGGCTATTACAGTTCTTGTCGCTTGTCTCAAACGAACAAGACGCGGGTTATATAGATCGAACCGGCTTATTGCGAGACATAGCAAAAAGCATGGATATCGACCCAGAAGATGTTATTAAGTCGGAGGAGCAATTAGCTCTTGAACAACAACAAATCCAACAGCAACAACAGCAACTACTCCAAGCTCAAGCTCAACAGGGAGCAGTCTCAGGCAGTCCTCAGACTCAGGGCAACGCCGGAATGGGTGCTGGTGGAGCAGTTATTTAACCATCGACTACTAAGTTCCCAGAAAGAACTTGAGCAGTCAGATGAAAAGAACTTTAGGTTCGAGCAGGGCAGACTCCAAGAGTTACGCTTCTTCTTGAATCTTGAAAGTGCGGCGAAAGCCGTTCTAGACAAAGCGCGGCTCCCTAACAGGAATACCGCAATCGATTAATTGACTACCGAATATCCCCATGTGGGACTCGACAGGATTATGAAATGGCTAGTAGTAGAAATGACCCAGAGCGACTAGAAGCTGAAGCTAAAGAGTTGTACGAGCAAATGACTAAAGGTAAAGAAGGAACCCCAGAGGTAGATCAACCTCTAGAGGATACTCCGGAAGAACCCGAAGAGTTGCAAGTAGAAGCCCCCGATCCCACGGACAAGGCTGAAACCACAGCAGATGAGGACACTGAAGACGATTCGCAACGCGGCGAAATAGAATCGGAAGAGGTGACTGCTTTACACAAAGCAGAGAAAGCCATGAAGGGCGCACAGGCGAGAATGACCAAAGCAACCCAAGAAGCGGCTGACTTGAAGCGGCATAATGCCGACCTGATCAGAAGCATCACGGAGCTTAAAGGTCAACTTGTTGAGACTCAAAAGGATGACGGAAAGTTAGCGCAAATTAGGGAAGACTACCCCGATTTAGCTGGCCCACTGTTAGACGAATTGAAGCGAACGCAAGACGAAGTTGGTAAGGCTAAAGAAGCTTTAGCAGAGCAAGAACAAAGTAAGCATCAAGAGTTAGCGGATAAAGCGCAAGCTGAACACTTCGAGCGGATAAAAAAGGCTCACCCAAATGTTGATGAATTAATTGAATCGGCAGACTGGTTGAACTGGCTCGAAGACGCAGACTCACAGACGAAAGAGTGGATTCAAACTGGCTCGTCTAATGATGTTAATTCTGTACTTAATCAGTTTAAAGTAGATATGGGCGAACCTCTTCCCACGCCGCAAGAGCAGACTCTTAAGCGGGCAAAGTCGGTTGCAGAACCGAAGATGCCAAAAGCTAGGAAGTCTAATTTAAAAGGTGAAAAGAAAAACTGGACTGTCGATGAGATCATGAGGATGCCAAACGAAGTATTTGAAAAGCATCAGACTGAAATTCTCAAGGCAATGGAAAGTGGATCGATTCGCCGCTAATCTCTTGTGAGGTAATACAATGTCTTTTTCACAATTTAGTACGGGTACTACATCGGAAGTAAACTTTATCCCAGAGGTGTTTTCAAAACTCCTTCAGGCAAAGTTTTACAAAAAATCAATTTTGCCAGAAATATCCAATACGGATTATGAAGGCGAAATCTCAGGCCAAGGCGATAAGGTTGTTATTCGTACAGTTCCGGCTGTAACGATCAATAACTATGCTGGCACAATCACTACTCAAGAGCTGACCACGGCTAAAGTAGAGATGTTAATCGACAAAGCTAAGTACTACAGCTTTAAGGTTGACGATGTATTGGCGGCTCAGGCTGACATCAACTTGCTTGAAGGTGCGTCTACAGATGCGGCTGAAGGTATGCGGATTGCTGTTGAGACTGAAGTGCTTGCGGGTGCTATCACTGGTGCTACTACTATTGGCGCTCAAACCGCTATTACAGCGGCTAACATTTTGACCAACATCCTTACCATGTCTAAGCAATTAGACGAGCTGAACATCCCAGAAGAAGGCCGATTCATCGTTCTTTCTCCTGAGTTCATTAGCTTACTGAAGCAATCAGAGCTTCGTCAGGCATACCTGACGGGTGATGGTACTTCACCTCTCCGTAATGGTTTGGTTGGTATGGTTGACCGTTTTAAAGTGTTCCAAAGCAACATGGTTTACACAGCGGCTTCTGGCGCAGATAGTGGTTATACCCACGTTCTAGCTGGACATCCAAAAGCACTTTCTTTTGCGTCACAGTTTACTAACACTGAAACTGTTCGCATGGAAAGCACCTTTGGTGATCAAGTTCGCGGACTGAAAGTATACGGCTCTAAGGTCGTTACTCCAGACGCACTTGTAGTTGGTAAGTGGACCTGATACTAGGCTTACCCCTGAGGGGAGGGAAACCTCCCCTTTTTAGGAGATACCAGTGACAAACAAATCAGCAACAAAAAAAGACGAGATTTTTGCTACAGCAAAAGAAGACTTCGATGTAAAGCTAGATCGGAGATTAACTCTTGCACAGCTAGAAGAACAGGTTAAGCAACTGGCTAGAAACAAAGCCAACCCGCCACCTAAAGAACAAGCCCTCGTCCCTAAGCGGGTTAAAAATGTAATCACAGGTAATGAGTTTGATTACAACGTGCTTTTTAAAGATAACCCCGATTTACAAATAATCGAATGGGAGAGTGACGATGGCAACAACTAAAGTTGTAGATATTTTGGATCGGGCTGGAATTATCCTACAAGATAATACTAATGTTCGATTTCCCAACGAAGAGCTTTTAAAGTTCTTTAATGACGCGCAGAAAGAAGTTGTACTGCACAGACCAGACGCAAAGATGGTAAACACTACCTTCGCTTGCGCTACTGGAAGTAAGCAGACATTACCTTCAGCCGCGTTAAGACTGATCGAGATAGTTCGTAATGTAGGTGGCAGAGCTGTTACTCAAGTACAGCGTCGAATACTAGATGAAACCCTACCGAACTGGCATGAGACTGCGGCTGGAACAAACAAGATTGAGCATTTTGTTTATGATCCTGCCGACCCCAAGACTTTTTACGTTTACCCTAAAGCGACAAGCGGAACTCACTCACTAGAAATCGTATTTAGTTCATCTCCTTCCGAGATTGCTATCTCCAACTTCGTTTCCGACACTAGCGTAATCAGCATAGATGATGTCTACGCTAACGGTTTACTGGACTATGTGCTTTATCGCTCATACCAGAAGGACTCAGAGTTCGCTGGAAACGCGCAGAGAGCCATGATGCACTATCAGAGCTTTGCTAACGCCTTGGGTGTTAAGACTCAAGCAGATAGCGCAACAACTCCAGTCCCCACTAATTAAGAGTAACGGATAATGAAATATTCTGATTTTTCTGCACATGTCCGACCTGAAGTCCAAGGTGCGCCTGACTTTGTAATAGAACGGGCAGTGAGAGATTCAGCTATAGATTTCTGTGCAAGAACGGACATTTACATGCCTGAGCCTGAGTTCTTGACAGTGATCGCCGGACTTAATGAATATGCGGTTAGCTTGCCTACAGGCACAGAGCTCAACCATATTTTGGATATTTTCAAAGACAAGTCGGCATTATCCCCAATAAGCTACAATCAATTATTGTTGAGATTAGGGGATGAGACCACAACAGGTTCACCCCAATATTACGCCCAACGGGATAATGCCGATTTCTACCTTGCCCCAATTCCCGCAAGCTCAGATTCTATTAGAGTGTTGTATAGCGTTAAACCAACCTCGTCCAGTACTAGCATTCCGGACACTGTAGGCAAGGAGCATCGTGAGGCGATTTCTCACGGCGCTTTGTACAGGCTTCAAATGATGTCATCTCAACCTTGGTCAAACCCAAATGCGGCGGCTAATAACAAGCAGTTATTTGAACGCAGTTTGGGCCGAGTCATCCGTCAAGTTAAATATGGATTTAGCGGCGGATCTTTAACAGCAAAATCGAGGGCATTTATCTAATGGCATACTTGACTACAATAGATTTAGTTCAAGGGGATCAACTCCCTGAGATACAAATCATATTAAAAGACAGCAATTCTGCGGCCTCTGGAGCTATTTTGGATGCCGATGATCCTACAACCTTTGCGGCTTTAGACCTGACGGGTGGTTCTGTTCGCATGCGAGTGCGGACGGTAGGTCAGACCTCTCTAATAGATACCCTTGTCGGAACGATCATTAACGCTACGGGCGGCGTAGTCGTGTTCGTATTTGATTCAGATACGTTAGCCGCCAGCGGAGTCATTGAAGGTGAAATTGAATTCACGGACTCTGCCTCCAGAACTCAGACCGTTATGGATCTAATTAAGTTTAAAGTCAGATCGCAGTTCGGGTAATAGCTAATGGCTATCCGAGCGTCCGTAAGCTTTAAATCGATTGTAGCCAGTGCTTCGCACCGGAAGCTTGACCTAAACGCATCCCTACTTCCCTCGCTCGGCAATCAAGTTTATTTCACAAAGATGGTGGGTGTCGCGCACTGGAAAAATCTAGTCTTAGATGATATCCATGTAAACGCTTATCGTTCTGTTTTCTCTTTCGCTGATTCATTTAGCTTTTCAGACTCGCAACAATTGTCCGTGGATAAGGGCGTTACTGATGCTGTAACTTTAGGCAGTCTTGATCCAGTATTTAGTGTAGGTTCTGGTAGGTCTGATAATCTAAATATTATCGACTTCACCATCGCCAGCATTGGAAAGAACCTAACGAACAACGTGTCGTTTAACGAAGCGCAAACTTTCGTGACAGGTAAAGGCATTAACGACACTCTAGGGTTCAGCGAGAGCGTTCATACATTACTTACCTATATTCGTAGCTTTAGTCACGCAGTTCCGATGACTGATAGTCTTAGCTTGCAGTCAGGAAAAACAGCCACTGACTCAATAACCTTACCGGATACAGTAGCTTTAGCCCCGAATAAAGGGCTTGCAGATAGCTCATCCATCTCTGATGCGCCAGCCATAACTACTAGTAAGTTCTTGTCTCATCCTATTTATCTTTACGGCAGTTTAGTAGCGACAAGACAGCCTTATAATTTTATATTTAGTGAGACAGCCGGTGTGGTTTCAGTCACTGGCGAGCCTACTGACTCGCTATCATTTAGCGATGAAACCCCTGCATTTAATGTTGTCACCTCACTTCAGGATTATTTTGCTCTTGATGATTTTGCTCAAGTTGATAAGGACACTGTAGGAGTTAAGGTAAATGTTATCGGACTATCAGATCAAATTGAATTTGACCATATTGCAACTAGCTCGCTATTAAATAACGCGCTTATAGGCAACATGGTATTGAATGCTTAAAAATTAAATCATTTAATATCAGTAAATTACCTTGACCAGGGCGGAATTATTTGCTTTGTAAAAAGCTTACTTAGACCCTATAATAGCAACTGATTGACTGGCTTTACATGCGTCAAAGCTAGCATATTTTTACACCATATTTACAGGCGCAGTCACACTGTCTTCATGGATCGGAAAATCGGATGGTATAGATATTGTCGATTCAATTGGCTGTGAGCATTTAGTTTTAATGCTATACATGGTCAAAGTTTATTCGGCAATATGATATTGAATGCTGAATAAACCGGAGATCCACCATGATCCAAGATGATTTAAAACTTAAGGGACGACTTACCGTTAATTTAATTGCGGCTGACGGCTCTATTAAGAACACTCAAGAGATACCTAATCTCGTCGTAACAACAGGCAAAACCTTCGTGGCAAGTCGCATGGCTGGGACATCTTCTAGCGTAATGAGTCACATGGCTATAGG